CACCGGGCTGCCGAGGAAGGTGAGGCCCATGCCCTGCGACAGACCGACCGAACCGCCCTGGTTCAAGTCGAGAGCCTGCATGCAGGACGCGAAGAAGAACGGCGAGCAGAACCACTTGGCACCCTGACGCGAGTGCTGCGGCACGGCCGCCATCATCGCCAGCAGGTTGGCCTTCGTCACCTCGTCGGGCGTGTCACCGGCAGCGGTCACGAGCGACGCCGCGTAGTCGTAGGTCGTGGTCGATCCAGCCGTGGTGGTCTTGATCAGACCGCCGGTATGGCTCGTCACGAGTCCAGCGACGCTAGGGGCGTTGCTCGGGTTGCCGCTCCACGCAGCCGCCTCGACGGCGTTGGCGAGCGACAGGCCCAGTTCGGCAGCCACGAAATCGGCGATCGACACGATGGAGTCTTGAAGCAGTTCGCTCGCAACCACCACCGCGCCCGTCACCTTCTTCGCCGTCAGCGTGACCTGATTCATGGTCGGGTCACTTGCCGTAATCGCCGTGTTCTCATCCAGCCAGTAAGCCGTCGTGCCGCCCGTCCGACGCGGGAACAGGAGCACGTCGCTCGGCATCGCCACGTTGGTGGCGTTCTGGGCAAAGGCCGAGTACTGATCGACGAGCCGGATGACCGTCGAGGAGAGCACGTCGGGCACCACGGACGAACCGCTGTTCGCCGAGGCCGAACCCATGGCACGAGCCTCAACGCCGTGATCCTGGCACCACCGCTTCGCGTCGGCGTCGCCGCTCTTGGCCTTCAGCCACATGCCCGTCTTGTAGGCATCCTCGACGCTGTTGAACGCACGCAGGCGGCCCGAGAACGGAACGGCCTCAATGCGGACGGCCTTCTCTTCGGCACGGGCCTCGGGGGCGGGCGAGCAGCGATCGACCACCGACCGCAGGCTCTTCGCCGACTCGACGATCTTCTTTTCGAAGTCGATCTTGGCGGTCAGTTCGTCGGCACGCTTGTTGAGGTCGATCAGTTCGACATCACGAGCGGTCGTGTCTTCGGCCTCGATCGCACGCACGGCGTCGATCCGGTTGGCAAGGGTTGCCGCTTCGTCCTGAAGCTTCTTGAGATTGTCCATGTGTCGTGAGACTCCTGCGGCGGTATTGCCGTAGGGTTCACGATGCCGTTACCGGGTGGGCCTCTTGCAGAACCGCACTTCGGAAAGTGTTGTTTTCACAAACGCCACCGCCCGCGCCCCGCACCGAGGGCAACGCAGATACCGCTGCCGCTCGTCACCGCAGGGTCGGCTGGAACGGCACCGGAGTTTTTCGCCGCAGGTGCAGCGTGCTTCAGACACGGCGAAGCCTCAGTGCCCACGCCGCAGCGGCGTCACGGACCAGGGAACGCACGGCCTTCTTCACTTCCGGTTCGGCATCGGCGTCGGCTTCAACGGCCGCAGCCTGGGCAGCCAGCCACGCTTCATAGGAGCGCTGGGCCACCACCGCAGACGTGGCGCTGCCGTAGGCGGGCACGTTCACGGGCCCGACTTCGTAAAGGCCGGAAGCCTCGACGATCTCGCGGATCGCCTTGCCACCCTCGTCCGTCGTGAACCGCTCGCCCTTTTGGCCAACGGTGAAGGCGAACGAACTGCCCCGCAGATTCCGAGAACGCACGAGGGCGAGCACGTCACGGCCCGCCGAGGTATCCGGCGGTTCCACGACATACGAAATCCCGCGATCATCGGCGATGATCTCAAGCGTGCCAGCCGACTCGCGGCCCAGCAGCATGTCGCTGTTGTGGTTGTAGTAGCTCAGAATCTCGCCCTTGCCACGCTGGCGGTTCAGCACCTTGTCGAAGGCACCCGGCAGGATTCGCTCCCGAAAGCCACCGAGGTCGAGGGAAAGCCGGTTGTAGGGCACCGCCAGGCCACGGATGGCCTCACGCCCGCTGGCGCGCGTCTCAATTTGCAGTTCGCACTCGGGGGCTTCGTCTACGGTCAGGCAGCGGCGTTCAATTTCCATCGGTGGAATCCTCCTGTTCGGCTTCATCCTCGGCGTCGTCTGCCGGGCTGTCTTCTGTTTCGGCTGGCGGCTCGGGCATCGGCTCCGGTGCCGGTGCGTCCTGGCCAACCTTGTCGAGCGTGGTCATGTTCAGCTGAACAAAGTGCTTGTCGCCTTCCGGCCCAATCGGGTTCAGATTCTCCAGTTCACGAATCTCATTGATGGTCATCCACCCGTTCTGGAGTGCGGAAACGTAGTAGGCCGACCGGCTGGCGTGGTCGCCACGGAGCAGGCCGCTCACGCTGTGCTCGGCAAAATACGTTTCATCGTCCACGATCAGATCCCGGCTGATCGCGGCTTCCCACCGCTTCAAGTGCGGCAGCAGGCAGTGCTGCACGAACTCCGTGCCCTGCACCTCTATGTTGCTGTACGTGCTGCGCGTCAGGTCTTGGATCATGTGGGGCGGCACGCGGAACGCCCGGCAAATCTCAATCACTTGGTACTGCCGCGTCTCAAGGAACTGGGCCGCTTCGTTGCTGCCGGAGAGTTCATGGGCCTTCACGCCGTTCGGCAGAACCGCCGTGCGGAAGGCACGATCCGCCCCGCGGTGCATCCGCTCCCACTGCTCCCGCAGCCGCTCGGCCGCCTCGGCAGGAATCGGGTTGTCAGACTCCAGCACGATGCCGGGACGGGCACCGTTCCCGAAGTAGGTGCTGCCGTGGGCCTCCAACGCCTGGGCCAGCCCGATCGCGTTCTGGAAAATCTTGTAGGTCGGGATCGCCTTGATGCCGTCTTCCGTGGTGAACCGCAGGGCGAAAATCTGGTCCTGCGAGTAGATCGTTTCGCGCCCGCTTGGCTCCCGATACCGATACCGCAGCGTGCCATCCTCAAGGCGCTCGGCCTCCATGCGGCTGGAGTGCAGCGGCCACAGTTCCGACACGGCACCTCGAGCACCTGGGCGGATCTCGGCGTAGCTGGCCCCGTAGTGCAGGTACATGCCCGTCATCCAATCGCGGAACTCCTGCGCCGTCTGCCACGGGTTCGGCTGCGAGTGGAGCAGTCGGTACACCGGGTGAACGGTGGCCTTCGTCTTGCCACCGTTGGCCAGCCGCTCATAGACGTGGAGCGGCAAGGACGATACCGCATCCGAGATCACGCGGATGCAGGCCGTGTACGCAGAGCAGGCCATCGAGTTGTCAGCGTTTACCCGGATACCCGAGGGCGTGCGGGACGGCGACACCTCGGGCCAGTCGATGCCACGCAAATCGAACATCTTGAAATCAGCGGCGGCGTTTTCGCTCATATGCTCATGATGTCCCAAGATTGTTCGGCTGGCTTCGCGGTGGCCACGGCGTGCAGCCCGAGAGCCATGACCAGCGACACGATGCCGTCAATGCGTTCGGTGCTTTTCGCCTTGCTCGGTTTGATGTTGCCTTGGTGGTCGGTCTGCACTGCCACGTTCCCGGCCATCCAAGAAAGCACAGGATGGTTCGCGTGGCGGATCTTCTCCGAGAGCACAAGGTTTTCCAGTTGCTTCGCCGGGCTGCTCATGGAGCCATAGCCCTGCCCGAAGCCTGTCACATTCACCCCCTCGCCTTGCAGTTGGGTGGCCAGCTGCGTCGCGTTCCAGCGATCAATGCCAACCTGCCGGATGTTGAACCTCTGCGAGAGTTCCACGATGTCCCGGCGGATCACGTCGTAGTCGGTGACGTTGCCATCCGTGGCTCGGATATAGCCGTCACGAATCCACCCGAGGTAGTCGATCTTGTCGCGCTGTGCCCGCTCGGCGGCGTTCTGCTGCGGCACCCAGAAGTAGGACAGCACGTCGAACGTGCCATCGTCGGCCTGGCTCACCATCACGAAGGCCGAAAGGTCATACGTGGTCGCAAGGTCAAGGCCCGCGAACCACTCCCGCTGCTCGAGGTCGCCGGCCAGAGGCTTGCCGCACTTGGCCCAGTTGTCTGGCGACAACCAGCGAACGTCCTGGGTAGTCCAGACATTGAGCCTGTATCGCAAAAACGAGTTGAGCTTCGACGGTGACTGCTCGGCCTCTCGGGCATCGGCGGCGAATGACTCCACCGTGATCGT